AGTAGAACCTGTGGATCCTGTCGCTCCAGTGATACTAGTGCCTGTGTTTCCTGTATTTCCTGTGTTTCCTGTATTACCCGCAGGGCCTGTACTACCCGTGGATCCTGTAGATCCTGTGCTTCCAGTTCCACCTTGCACTCCCGTCGTTCCCTGTGGGCCAATGACGCCTAATTCTATTATTTCATAAACTGGGTTTGTGACATTATACACGTTTGTTGTTGTGGGAATTTGAACCACACTGGTGCTAATGTTATTTTGGTTAGCAGTTATATTCAGTACGCTTGTGGATACAGGTATCTGAACAACTTGTACGGGTGTTACGTCAGCCACTATTGCACCACGCTTGTCGTAACGACAAATGCACCTTGTAGAATTTGGTAAACATTGCCTGAACCATCAGTCAAGTTTAGAGCGTAAGTATAACTACCTGCTGGCAATGCGCCAACTGATGTCTGTGCTGCGGTTAACGTTAAAGTTATTGTTCCCGTTGTCGGGGTTATTACAATCTTACCATTACCTGTGGATAATTCCACAATAAGATTATTGCTCACATCGCGTACTTGCATATCCGCGGTATAGCCAGTGAGGTTGACTGCAAGATTATTAGTAAGCCATTGAGGCGCTAGGGTGAATGTGGTTCCGTTAACAACGGAAATGTTGTATCTACCTGGATTCACGTTGCTCCTTAAGGGGTGTAGGTTATGCCAGAGGCATAGCCAGCATTAGTTAGAATAGTAACTTCGGCTGGTGTAATTGGATAAATTCCACCACCGAGATAACAATAATCTGCTGATATTGTGTCTTGTACTGCTGGTGTGCGAGTACGCACTACCGTTGTGCCGTAAACCAAAAGGCTGTCGCCTCTGTCAATTCCATAACGCCAAAACAAACGACCAAAACCAGCAGGTCCTTCTTTGACATGTGGTGGGGCAAATGTATATGGCACTATGTTCCTTTCATTGTGTAGATAGCCCCACCCGAAAGTGGGGCTACGACTACTTAATTAATTAAGCGCCTGTGTGAATCGAAGAAGTTGATTCAATACGAACCAAGGAAGCATCACGATAACGCTGCCATCCGAGTACGCCGTACCATCCAATTGGACGGAAACGCATTAACTTATCAACGACTGGTCCGAAGATAACATGTGGTTCTTCAGCAACTGCTTCAGCCAATGCTTGCTTACCAGCGACGAGTGTACGGAATACACGTACTCCACCTGTACCATAGGTATAAGCAGATGTTCCAAATGTTCCTGTATTACCAGTTGCGCCAGTACCATCAAGTGCTGAGAACAAACGTGGTGATTCTACGAACATTGCGCCTTCATAAGTTCCGATGGTTCCTGGCCAGAATTCGGCAGCACCTGTCTCGGAATACTTATGATCGTCACGCCATCCGCCAGCGCCAGTTTCAGCGCGAAGGTCGAATGAAACTTCTGGGTGGATACCACACCAGTAGTATTCACCTTGACGTGGGACAGCCTTGTTAGCACGCAACTTAGCCACAGCGGTACGAATATCGCGTGACTTGATTACGTCTGTTGAAAGGATCTGTGCCTGAGTTGTACCATTGGTGTATGAACCAGCATAAGTTGAAACAACGTTACCGTTGTATTCAGCAATAGCATTTGGTCCACCAACAAGGCTGTTAAGAGCAACAGTGTCGAGAGAATCGGCCATGTTGAAGGCGATGATGTCAGCAATTGCTGGATCAACGTCTGAAAGTGAGAACAACTCTAATTTACGAGTTGCAAGAGAAGCGTTACCATACTCATTAAGAGTAACGGAAACGGTTGTTGTATTTCCAAGTGCTACTGCATCTGGATCAACATCTTCTGAGAGAACAGAAGTCTTTTGTGCCAAATCTGTGTAGATCTGGAAGACTACTGAAGAACCAGGCATAGCCTGTTGTACTGGCTTCTTATCTGCTACATCGCGAATAAGAGGAACAGCACGGAGTGCGAATTCAACATAACGATCATAGGCTGTCTGGACGAGTGAAGTACCGAGACTGGAACCTGATGTATCTGTATATGCGTTAGCCATGTGTCACCTTCTTTCTAAGGTTTAGTGCGAATGGGTTTCGGGCTACCGACGACGTTGTTGCGAAAGACCTGTAACCGCGTTTAGTTCTTGAATGCTAGTTGCACCATTAAGTTTTGCTAATAAATCAGCATCTCTGGTAGGGCTATTAACATTTTGTGTAGCCGCATTAATGCGGTCATAAGAGCGGATGTTGGCTTGCTTTTCTTCATCGGCAGGAGCATCTGCTTCACTTTTTGAAAATCCAAATACATCGGAATTTTCTTCAAGCCAAGCATCTACTTGCTCTGGTGTTGAGACATCGGCAGGAATAAACTTTGCCACTTTGTCTGGTACACCTTTTGTTGCCAGTACGTCTTTGACGTTTCGACTGCGAAGGTCTGCATGAATACTTGCAAGTTGTTCAGCAAGATCCTTCTTCTCTTTCTCTGCACGCTTTAAGGCTTTGCGGAGATTGGCTGGTGCTTCATTTTGCGAAGTATCAACATCTAAGTCGTCTTCGTCGTCTTCGTATTGGTTTGCCATTTCGGCACTCCCTTTCTGTTGATGTGACGCAGGCCGCAATACATTCCAGGGGAAGAATGGTTGGCTCCTACTACCAGTCTAAATACACATCATCGGCGCTGGTTGACCGTGATGGAATCTATTTATTAAGAAAGACCGCTAATGTCTTTCATGCCTAGGCTGCCTGTGGCAGCACCTGCTGAGCCTGAAAAGGCTGAAACTTCTTGGGTCTTTAACCGTTCGAGGTTGGCCTGTGCGGCAGCGGCACCTGATGTGCCAAAGGTTGAGGCTTCTAGTTGTTGTCCAACGCCCCCAGCGTTAGCGTAGCCCTGATAACGACCAGCCAGCGATTGCATGGCTGGCTGTTGTGAGGCTATGCTCTGGAATCCTGCTGCGGCTTGATTTTGCGTTATGCCTTGTGCTGCAAGACCCATTGCGCTTAATGGACCAGTAGCGCCAAAAGCAATGTTGGTACCAGCACGGGCTGCTTCTGCACCGATATTGGCAGCATTATATTCTTGCTGTACCAAAGGTGCCGCTACGGTTGGATCGAGAAGATGGGTGGCAATGGTTGAAAGACTTAAACCATATTGAGATTGCAACTGGGCAAGAACTTGTGGGTCTTCATTTTGTATTGCTGCCGTTGCTGTATTAACGCGCATTTGAACTTCGGCTGGGGAAACATCTGTACCCATAAGTTGACCAAGATAAGCGGTTGATTGTAATGGGCTAGAGGCTGGAATGCCAGCCATGGTCATAACTTGTTTATAAGATTGTTCATTAGCAATATATGTAGCAGGATCTAATGGGTTAAGCCCAGCAGCGATACGTGTTTGGTTACCAACAAAACGTGTTTGCCATGATGTGACAAGACCCTGCGCTGCACTAAATTGCGTAGGCGTAAGACCAAGGCCTTTGATTGCACCCGCTGGATCTGGGGAATCTAAAATTGTTTGGATAGTTGCAATATCAAGGCCATTTTGCAACATGGCAGTTACGCCAGCAGCAATGCCACCAGTTAAACCATAAGACGATAAAATTGAATTAAGGCTATTCGCTGCACTAGTTAAAGCAGCGGCTTTGTCAGCAGCGGCTTTATCTGCTGCTATTTTTTCCGCAATTTGTAATGGAGTTAATTCTGGTCCAGTCGGTCCAGTCGGTCCAGTCGGTCCAGATGTTCCCGTATGCCCAGTTGCGTTTCCCGTAGGCCCAGTAGGCCCTTGAACTGGCGCATATGCAGTAAACCCAGATGCGGCGCCAAGTGGTGCTGCGCCTGTGGCAACAGGTCCTTGTTTAACGGCATTGGGAACGGCTGCTATGCCACCCGCAACGGGTACTGTTCCAACAGCAGGTGCTGGTTGATAAGGAGAAGGAGTGGCGGCTGGTAGCGGTGCTGCGCCACCATAAAGGTCTGTTCTCATGGCTTAACCCATCCCCATCTTATTAATCATATAATCTGCTGCGTTGTTAAGCGTCGAGTGGGCATTTTGCGTATTGAGCCAAGCGGGTTGTGAACGAACCTGGCTAGCAAAATCATAAGGATTTACTACTTGGCCATTGGCGTCGCCTACCAATGCTTTGCTTACTAACGCCCCTGGACCAGTTAATGCTCCAAGTTGAATGTCACTTGGGCTTACTTCCATGAGGCTTGCATAAGTATTCAGATAAGGCGAAGCAAGATCTGATACCTTTGCGCCATTAGCAATTTGATCAGCAAATGGCTTGTAAGTAGCCATTGCTTGCGTCCTATATTGATTTTCGTATTTTGCCAATACCGCAGGATCCGAAAGATTTGCACCCGATGCTAATTCTTTTACAGCCAAGTTATCAAAAACTTTGCTTGTTCCGTCTGTGCTTACTTGCCCCAATACNCCNTATTGTTGTGCAAGGTTTNNAAGNTTATTNGAAAAANTTTTAANANTTCCGCCAGGACCAGTGGCTGGATCAATCGTTCCATATTTTGCCATCTGCTGTATAATCTGGGCATCGGATGCANTAGGATTTTGCATAAGCCAATTTGTTAAATCTTGTCCACCATTAACGGCTTCTTGATCCAGCGCCACCGATGTAGNCTTGGTAGGATCGGTAATTTGAGCGCCAAGTTGTTGTGACGTTAATTTCATACCCGTTGATGCTGCCAAAGATGCAATATGATTTTGCGCTGTGTTATATTTTAACGCATATTCCGATGGTGTGGAAATGCGTTTAATTTCAGCAAGGCCAATATCTCCAGGATGCTGTTGCGCCCATTGGGTATTAGAGAACTGCGTAGCCCACATAGTAGGCGACCAGTTTTGGCCAATAGCGTTTGTAAGCAAATTTCCAAGTTCTGGAACTGAGGCAATGAACTTAGCCTGTTCGCCATACTTGGCCATAAAATCTGCTTTGATTTGGGCAGACGTTTCTAACTTACCCTGGTTATAATACTTGCCTTGGTATAAACCCGTATAGGGATTATCTTGAAAACTAAGAATTCCCTTTTTGGTGGTATATGTTCCACCCGTGGTGGATAATCCTGGTGTAAGTGGCGGGACGCCACTGGCTGGTGGGGGTGTACCAGTACTACCAGTACCTAGATTTGCGGCACCAGCGGTTGTTATTTTTTGTTCATTGGCGACCACGGCATTAGGACCTGCATTCGTCCCAGCGGGAACGGGAGTAGTCTTTTCTTTCAAGGCGTTAATTTGGCTGTCAATGACTGGATCTGTTTTACCAAACGCCTTGTTCATTGCCTGTTTTTCTTGCAAGTTTGATAATTGTGTTTTATCTAATTCCGCTTGACTTGCGGCTTTTTCTTTTGCGTTAAGTTGGATATTTTGATCTTTGATATATGCGTTGGCATCAGATTTTATTTTATCAAGATTGTTTTGATCTTGGGTAAATTGATCCATAATTGCTTGCTGCGCTTTATATTCTTGTCCAAGATTTTGGATAGCAGGATCATTTGCTTTTGCACCATTGGCAACCAAATCATCACGTTGCTGCATAAGTTGCGCTGCTTTTTGTGCAGCATTATTTGCATCGGTTGCGCTGTATTTACCCGATGGCGTCGCTTCATCTAATTGTTTTTGTAAAGCATCGCGTTGTGCTATAAGTTTATTCTGTGCAACCTTTTCGCTTCCGTAAAGTGGTGCATCCATAATACCAAGATGAAGTTGACTATTAACGCGATTAAGGCGTAATGCGATATCATTATACGATAAGACTTGAGGTTTCTTGGTTGCCATATTAGATGCTCTTCATCTGTTGTAGCGCTTGAGTCATACCGTCAAAGTATCCCGTCGCTGCCTTGTAAGATTGCGCGTCTGCGCTACCTGAAATAAGTTGTGATAGCAGGGCAGATGGATCCACACCAGCAGTAAGTTGTGTGCCAGTAACATCTGAACGTTTGCCCGTTGGGCCGTAAGCGGTTAAGCCAGAATATGTGCCAACGTTGGACTTTTCAGCGGCTAACAATTCCTGACCATACATCTGAATCTCTTGCGCCGTAGCATTGCGCCCAACCAAAGATTGCATGGTTGCATTGACCAATGAGGTTATATCTTGTGGAGATGTTTGTGTTTCATAAGCCGTCTTGGTAAACGTTTGCATGTTGGCATAGATGTTTGCACCAGCACCAGTGGCTTGTGCTTTCATGGCAGCGTATGTAGTTACTGGAACCGTAACAGTCGGAGTAGTTGGTGTAGTCACTATACTGCCCTTCTAAATACGCCAGTTACGACACTAGCCAGTTGTGGATCGGATGCTGCCAAGTTATCCATGTAGGAATACCACGCATCTTGCGCTGCGCTGTATCCTGGAAGGTGCTTGCCGTTGTAAGTGTTGGCAAGCAAATCTGCATGGTATTGCTTGTAATTATCTAAAATCTCGGAAATCTTTTTACCCTGTGGTGATACTGCCAAGATTCCCTTATCCTGCATTGCGGTAAATTGAGTGATGGCCTTTTGCGCCATCTCAACCTTGGTAGGGTTGTTGTAATCTGCATACCAGATTGGATTGCTTTGGCCATAATCTGCCGTAATCTGCTTCCAGATTTGTGAGGCTTGATACATGCCCTGCTTGTCGCCAGAAGCACGAAGGTTATTCATATCTGACTGGTAGGCGGTGTAATCCGCTGACAAGTCTTGCCATCCTTGCTTTACGTACAAGGCGCTGATAAAGTCTTTGGATGTTACTTTTGCACGGAAGTGGTTGATGAGCAACTTGTTCTCAACGGCTAACGCATCCTTGCTATCGGCTACCTGTGGGATAAGGTAAGGCGCAGCAGTTGAATAATTTGGGTTATTCAAAACAGGCTGGTTATTATTAATCCAAGTAACGGTAGAATCTGCCAATGGGGCGTAAGCGCCACTAGTGCCAGATGTGGTACGGGCAACCGTATAGGATAATGCTCGCTCACCATTATCGGCAATAAACTTATTCAGCGCAGCAGGCGCTGTGTACTTTGCGCCAGTTGTAGGATCTGTTTGGTTAAGCAAACCTAGATACTCAGAGCGTAGCGTCTGCATGTTCTTATCGTAATAGTCATTGCTAACCGTTGGAGCCAATGGTAAGAAGAAAGCAAACAATCCCTTAATGATAAGGTTTGTTTGAGCGTTATGCTCAATCTTAGTGAGAATCTGTTGCTGTTGAAACGCTGGCAAAGATGTGAAATTGGTTGGCAAATCACCATGGTAATAAGCCGCCATGATGGCAGACAACTTAGAGTTGTAAACGGTTGACTCGCGGTCATCCATGCTCATGCTATTCCACAAGTCACGCATGGTAGATGATGGCATAAACGTGTCAATAAAGTTCTGTGATGGATAACCACCATTGGCCAGGTTGACGGCTTTGTCCGTCCATGGAAACTTCTTAGATAAATCAGTCAATGCAAAGTTTAAGAATGGGCTGATTCCTGGTGGTTTAATTTCTGGAAGTACGCTAAGAAGCGAAGATGTATTACCAGAAATTGATGATGGTAAACCAGTAAATTGTTTAAGCCCAATGGCATTTAAGCCACGCATGATGGCATTGCCAGCCTCACCAAGGCCAGGATAAACGATGTACTTCTGGCCGTTGGCATCTGTATGCACAAATCCAGGATTGTTTAATCCCTGCTGGATGATCTGAAAATCACGAAATGCCTGTGGGTTTGATAGAATCAAACGACCAGTACGGCGCATGGCCTGCTCTTGGGCGAAATAAAACGGTAGCAAACTACGGTGCATTGTAGCCCATTGGCTACGAATAGCAGGTGAGTGAATCGCTGGAATCATATCTCGCGTAGCCTGCATCTGAGATAAGCGTACAACCTCACTACGATCCATCAAGCCCATATCAAGCAATGCTTGATTGTTTTGACGTGCACGCATGTAAAAATCGTTATACAAAGGTTGACGAGAAATCCAGTCCATGACTGGTGTAACAAACTTAGAATATCCCATTTGCTCAACTCGTTGCAAGGCCTTGGAAATTGTAGGCATTTCATACCGACCCAAAACCTTGATTGGCTTGGACATCTGAGGCAGTTGCTTCAATTCCTTTTCGGAAATTGTTTCGCTTTTGGCGATGCGGTTGACAATATCCATGTTAATGGTATTGTCTGCGCCGTGAACAAGCCCTTGCAAGTTGTCAATTTGCGCTTTAGCAAACGACTCTGGAACGGCCTTTGTGTAGCCATCCATAATCCCGCGATACTCTTTGTACATGTTCGGATTGCGTAGATTGGCCGCTTGGCCATCTACCAATCGAGCAAACTGTTCATTTAGTGGCAAGGCTGCAAATTCAGGATTTTTACGTGCATTGATAAGCGCACGTGCTATATCCCTTTGCCCAAAATCGGCTGCAGCATTGTTGATATTTTTAGCCCAATACTTATCGTAAGTATGATCTGTACTTGTCAGCCCTTGGATTTCTTCTCCAGGCACCGTGCCATATCCCTTTTGTTTATGGAAAATATCTACATGGTCATCTGCCGTAAGTTCTTGGCTAGCATTGTGCGCCGCAGAAACTGCTGGTGTTGGAAGATATGTGCCAGTTTCCTCAGCACGTTCAATCATATATTTAATTTTGTCGTCTACAAGGTAGGAACCAAGATTAGATTCTTTGAATCTGGTCGCCATATACGAAAATGGCATAACACGATAACGCTTATCTTGCAAACCAACAATGGCATTATTAATGCCCTGCTTGGAATCAGTGAGTTTATTTAACTTATCAAGCGTAGACATGCGCTCGTCAAGTTCTTTAGTAATCTCATTAGACTTTACGGGAACTGATTTGCCAGTTGCCAATTCTGCTTCTTTGGCATTTTTATCGGTTTGCGTAAGCGCGTCATCCATTTTGTCAATGTGAAAGTTTTGATATTTTTCCGACAAATTAAGCGTGCTGGCGGCTAAACGTTGTCCAAGATAACTTACCAAGCCACGACGCATAACTTGTTGTAAAACTTCACCAGTGGATACACGAATACCAAAAGCAGGTGAAAGAAGAGCCAATGGGGCAAAAATTACATTGGTATATTTGGTAAAAAAGTCGTCAACTGGCGAATACAAAGCCCCATAGGCTTTGGCTTCGCGAAGTGCGGTGCGAGTCTTTTTCAAATCTAGAAGGGCGCCTTGATAACGCTGGCTGTAAGTGATAGCAAGTGGGCGTTGTCCACCGCCATGCTCAGGTAGCATATCAACGCTACCAACGTCACGGCCTTGGTTAACGGCATACACACTAGGATCATAATTGCTAGGTGCGCTAGCGT